CGAAGTTTGCCGACCGTCTCGGACAGAAGATCGGCTGCGTCATCGCTCAATGTGCCACCGGCTTCAAGCATCGTGATCGCTTCGGCGAGCTTGTCGGCATCGATACCTGTGCGCTTGGCAAGAATATCCAACGAGCGGACAGTGGCCGAGGTTGCCTTGTAGGCAGGGAAGCCAGTCACAACCGAGACCTCATGCAAACGAACATTGCGTAGTTCGCGGGTCATGCCGTCATCTGACCATTTGTCTCCACCTGCTGGAACCGAGAAACCGAACGACATCGAGTCGACATCGCCGCGCTTCATGAGAACGCTCAAGTCACGGCCGACAGTTGTGTCTGGCAGATCGGCGTTCACTAACAAACCTCGTGAATCTTCTTCAAGTCGCAAAGTCTTTGACCTTGTCGAAGCAAGCAACATCGACGAATCATGGTTCATGTACATCTTGATCGTGTTGCGACCCTTCAACGATTTACGGAATGCGCCTGGTGCGATTCGCTCAATGAACGGCAACGGTTCGGAATCTGAATTGAAGACCGCTGCGTAGCCTGTGAACGACATGCCGTCGCCTGTCGGGCCTGCGCGTAATTCAAACTCGTTGATATTGACGCGACGCATCTCGACTTTGTTGTCTTCCATGCCAGGAATGTTAGCAAAGTATTCACTCTTGGCGCGATGGAAGTTGAACAGTCCTCGTTCGTCTTTGATCGCGTTTGCTTTGCGTTCGAACCAGTCTCGTGCCGGTTGCGGGTTCAACGGGTTGATGCCCCACAGGTAATGTGCGACAGCACCAGCACCAGGGAACTGGTCGTTGCTTGCGTTCGAGTTCTTCGGTGCTTCAAGATCTACGGCATGGCGTTGCGCCCAAGCGTTAGCACGAATCACTTTGTCTTCCGTGATGTCGCCTCTCGCCATGTCTCGTGCTTCACGAACGGTTCTATCGACCAGCCCTTCACCCGCGAGACCTTGACCGTAGTAGTCCAATCCTTTTCTTGCCGCGCTGCGAATGTAGACAGGTATCTCAAGAGATACTTGGCGAACCATTTCTTCTGGGTCTTCGTCTGGTTGCCATGCGTTGCAATAGAATCCGCCGTCAACATACTCATCCCATTTCTCGCAATATGCCTTGAGGTTGTCTCCTTCTCCTTGGACATTTGTTTCGTCGTAGAAATAACAGTTCCCACAAGCGCGACCATCTGGAACATCTTCTGACAATGCTGGACGATAGTTGTCTGGTAACGCACGGTCAGCCGCCGAATACTTCGGATGATCAACATGCAACAGATCATTGTCCGTGATGTAGGCAGGATTCTCTGGACGACCGACACGACTGAGATACAAGAATGCGTTCACTCGAGCCATCGCCCACTGCGCACGACCAATACCAGGACGATGCGAAGTTGAATACGCACCAGCACCACGACGATATACAGATTTCAACACACCCAAAGTCACACGAGTCCAATCAGGTCGATTGTTTTCATCCATTTTCTTGTTGTGATCTTCGGCTTTATTTCGCAACGCCGTCTCGGTCGCCTCATTTATTTCAATTCCGCCTTGCTTACCTGCAGCCGAACCCGCAGGATTTTTGTCGCTTCCCGTGATCTGGTCCGATGGTGGTGCCGGTGCGCGCTCACCACCAGGTTCCATGTTTTCGGCGATAGATACGGCAACCATCTGGTCGATCGCATCTTGTTTAGTTGCGTGACAGCCGATCACTTCACCATCTTCTTTGATGGTGGCCCACCCAGAACAGTCCGGTGATTTGTCGGTAATGAAGTATGGCATCAGATCATCAACAATACTTCAGCGTCGTCGTCCAAGATGCTGAATGTGATCGTGGCTTGCGCTTGGCTGTTTATTCCACCAAGACTTGCCGAGCAAACCGCATAGCGTTTTTTCGGTCGGATGACAGGTATTTCAACGACTGGTAGTGGTTCAATTTTTTTGCGTCTCGGTGCGGCATATTGTCGACCGCCGACAGGTGTCGGTTCTGGTGTTGGTTGTGGTGGTGTATCGGTTGCGTCGGCGGTTGCGACTAAACCGCCGAGATCTGCTGTGGCGATCGCCGACTTGGCAACCTTCGTTGTAGCCGAGGCGTTGAGTGCGCCGAGATCTGCTGTGACGATCGCCGACTTGGCAACCTTTGTTGTCGCCGAGGCGTCGAGTGCGCCAAGATTGGCTGTGGCCGACGCCGATTTTTTTGCTTTGGCTTGTGCTGATGCGTCAAGTCCGCCGAGGTTTGCCGAAGCCGAAGCAAAGTGCTTGACACTCGATGTTGATGTTGCTGATAGTGCGCCGAGTGTTGCTGTGCCGGTCGCAGTTGTTAAGAACTCTGCACCGTCAAGAAGACCGTTGCCGTCGAGAACACTTGTGTCAAGAATGAACGGTGGGCTGAATCCGTCGAGTCCGAATGCAGCGTCGTTCAGTGTGCTTGTGTCGAGCAGGAATCTTTTCACCGCCATCGCGGCCTACTAACTAGCGACGGTCAAAGATGCAGACAAATTGCCTGAAGAGATTGTGTAGGTATCACCAGCCGTGTACGGGTTTGCGGTGATCGTGCCAGAGAACAAGAAGTTGCCGGTCGTCAAACTGTCCCATGCTGTGAAGTGTGTTGCGTCTTGTGAACCTGCGATGTTCGTCCAACTGATATCTGCATCCGAGTTGATCGCACCCGCTGATGCCGCACCAAAGGAAACTGCTTTGCGTGTCGTCTCGGTTGCAGGGTTCGCGGTACCTACCGCACCAGGGTCACCGACATGAAGTTTGATGTACACCTGTGCGACCGCAAAAGAAGTATTGTTCGCAAGCGCGTCTAACCACGAGTTGCAAAGATAAGCAGATAAACCGTGCGCCATTACTCTTCAACCCTTTCAGTGATCGTCAAGATACGGCCTTCGGCGTCACGCTCAACCGTGCGCACGGTCGGCTTCGACTCAGGCACATTCACACGCACCACAGTCTCGGGAACATTGATCACAGGTGGCGCAACATTCACATTCGCAGGCGGAACATTCACCACAACCTCAGGCATCGTCACATTCACATCACGCTGATTCACATCATAAGAAGGCGCAGGTTCGGTGACAGGTTGCAACATTGTTGGTGCGACACCTGTGTGCGCGATCGGATCAATGTCGATTGCTTTCAACACTGCGGCAGGTTCAAAACCTGAATTGATTAGACGCTGAGCGATCGCAGTCTTGCGGTCAAGTTCTGTGAGTCCAGCCGCACCCAAGTCGACATTCGCCAGAGGAACGCGGTAGGTGTCGCCACCGTCAGCCGGTCGGAGATCTTCAAAGCGTCGCACATCGTTGATCGACAGCCAACCTGCTTGCAGACCTGATGAGTATCCTGCGACACGCGAACTGAAGTCGCCGCGCATCAAACCGTCAAGGTTGAACTTCATGAACGCGCCATTGGTCAAGAGTTGACGCGAATATCCATCCTCGATCTTCGTGACATACGGGCGAAGCGTGTGCATCACAAAGTGGAT